TGCGAGCATTTAGAGATTTACAAATGCATGTCATGTTTATTTGCAAAGAAGAAAAAGTAAATAGTGACGGTATATTTATGCACGAACCAAAAATGGTTGGTACTAAATTAGGTCAATCTATTACTTACTTCTTTGATGAAGTCTTAGCTCTTAGAGTTATAGATGATACAGACGCAGAGGGTAACGCAGTTCAAGCCAGGTGGTTACAAACCAGAGTTGGCCAAGGCTACGTTGCAAAGGATAGGAGTGGTAAGTTAGAAGCTTTTGAAGTTCCTGATCTTACTGCATTAATAGAAAAGCTAGGGTTTACAGCTGTAGCTAAAAATACAGATAATGTAAAGGAGATTGGTAATGTCTGATTTTGATGATATAACTTACGTAGAGGTAGAAGATAAACCATCTGGAGCACCAGTTGCTCCACCTGGTGAATACCCATCTAAAATTATCTCGGCTGAAAAATATAAATCAGCTGCAGGTAATTGGACTCTTAAAGTAATTTTTCAAATAGCTGGCGGTAGTTATAGAGATCATAACGAGTGGTATAGTTTATGGTCAGTTAATGAAGATGCTAAAAGAGTAAGTACAGAAAATTTTACAAAACTTAGTAGAGCTGTTGGTTTTGATAAAAAACCGCCAAGCTCTGCAAAGGAATATATTGGAAAAGAAATTATGCTTACTGTAAAAGAAGTTGAGAATAACTGGACTGATAATGATGGTAATGAAAGAACTGGCACTAAGAATAAAATTATAGCTGTCAATCCTTCTGGCGGTGTGTCGCCACCCCCTGCGGCAGTACCTCCTGATCTGGGATAAAACTAAGGGGCGTTAAGCCCCTTTTTTTTGGTTAAATAAAAGTTCTAATTTACGTCTAGGTATGACTTTTTTATCTTCACATTTTTGACAACAATAACCTTTAGCGACTGGCCAGGCATTATGACCACGATTCCAATAGGCTATACCGTTTACATTTCTTCTTACTTCAATATCGCCTTTACAGATAACGCATTTATGTACGTCTTCAAACGTCCCCATTCTTTTACTTTGTCTCTCTAATTTTTATAACTAAATCCAACACAACTTTTTTTTGTCGTTTTATTATTGGGTTGTCTCTATTATAATTAACACTATCTGCGGCATTTAATAAATGATTAAGTTTAGATTTTTCATTCTCTAAACAAGCATATAAATATTTTATCATGTCAAAGCCTGTCATCTGTTTTCAATAAAAGCGTAAAGCATAAGCAATAATATACCGACTACAGCATACAAACTCATGTCCATTATCTATCCTCTAATTTGTTACGAGCCCTTGTAAGATACCAGATAGCTTTATCAAGATCCTGGATATTTGCATCTTTATGATCTGCTCTCCAGATATATTTAATAGCTGCCGCTTTGCAGTAGCCAATAAACTGTTCAAAAGTTAAAGCTGACTCTATTGCGTCTATACACTCAATTGAGCCTTTCTTGTAGTGTGGTGGGTGGTTTACATTATCTGTCATTTTGTTTTTCCTGTTAAATTATGTCTGTCTCTAATAAAATGTAGAACATCTTTAGCTAATGCCTCATTTAATTTATTACTATGTAACTCATGATTTAAAACTAAGTTAATTTCATCTTTATCAGATTTACAAATTTTATATTTTATATTTAACTTGTCACAAACCTTTTTAAGTATCTCATATTCTAGTATTTCACTAAGATTTGTATCACTAAATATTTCATCAATAGTTTTATTTAATATTATTCTTGTGTTAAACATTTTGTTTCTCCAAGTTTTTAAAATACCATCTATGGCCACCAAGCTTCAAAGCTGCGTGCTCATAACCCCATTTGTAGTCATAATATTTTTTATATTTATAATAATTTTTTTTACTAAAAACAAAGTCTTCAATACCTTGAGCAAAAAGACTTAATTGTTTTTTTAACGTCATTTTTTTATTACTCAAACTCGTATCCCAACATAACCTCAACTATGCTTGGAGTGTTATAGATCGTAGGTCTTTCCCCGTCCCTAACGGCCTTATAATCTCCAAGCGTTTTTTCTAGTTGTTCCCATCCCCTGTCCATATCCTCATCATTCATTTTGAATATTTTTGTTGCAAAGGGATGCTTTGTTTCTTGTGCAACAAACAAGAAGTCTTCTACTTTATAACCAGCTCTTTGATAACCTCTTCTATAAAAAGCGGCTTGTAAGTCATACTGATAACGTCTGATAGAGCGAGTAAATCCAGATACGGAGCAATCACTTGTAGTTTTATAATCAATAACTACAATTGATTCATCTGAATAGGGTTGCACTACTGGGTGTCTGATAACATCAGACCTTAGCTTGAGGAGTACATCTTGCTCCCACCAGTACAAAGAGTTTTCGTATGGCTTAGTAAAAACTCCAGGATACTCGCCCTGATCAACGTCAAGGAACTTTCTTGCTTCTTCAATAAGGTTGTCCTTCATCTGAAACAAGGTGTCCCTTTTGTCTTGTGTGATTACTAACATACCTCTATCTTCGTAATCACGTTTTAGTTGTTTGTTTGCATTTGTATACGGAGATCCAGATATAACTGCAACCTCGTTATTAAATGCGTTCTCGCCCTCTACAATAAGAGAGTGGGCGGCAGAACCAAACTGCATAGCAGGTGTAGGCTCTACCACCTCTTGCATAGCATGTAACTGCGATTGTCTAAATCTCCTTAAGACAGATGAAGACACGCCTGGTGATTGATGATAATATGCATTATCCATACCTGGAAAATATATAGTATCGCCAATAGCTACATGCTGATGACTTTTTAGTGAATCTGGTAGTGGTGGGTTATCTATCATTATTAACTCCTGGTTCTAAATAAATAGTAATTTTATCTGATTCGTAAAAGTTGAAATGGCTTTCTAATACTTTTGGGTTTTTAAAATCCCTAATTGGTATACCGTCTTTGTCTTTCATAGGCTTACCGTTTTTATGTTTTTTAATTGGGTACTCCATTTCCGTTGCAGAAATACAAGGAGCATCACCTAATGATTCATATAAGTCTACGTCTATACCATACTCCTTATATAAATATTCTTGTATAGCGTCCATAACTTCATGTTGATATAGTTCTATTTGCATGATGTACCCCCACTAGAAATCTTATCCATTTTAGCTTGAATCTTATCAACCTCAGTCAACAAGTCTTTTATAGCCACTTTTACATCTTGAATGATGTAATTAATAGCGTCTTGTTGCTGTATCTGTTCGTGGTTTATTTTTTTAGTGTCTAAAACTATGTTTTTTAGTACACTAACCATACTGTTTGTATCTATTGACATATTACCTCCGTCAAAATATTGTATAAGTATAAACAAAGTCTAGACATATTACAATACATTCTGTAAAATTAATTAATTACATAATAATATGGAGATAATATGAGTAGAACAGGCGATTTATACATGATGTCAAGGCTATCGTATGAACAAGCTATTGACGATTATGAAAACAAAAAATCAAATTCGTTACTAGAATCTTATAAAAAACATTATAAAGATAATATTGGTATGGATTGTTTAGACCCACAAGGAGACCTAATAACTTTTTATGATGAAGATCATAGCCAGGATAGTCCAATATGATTGAAGGTCTACAATTCTTCTTTTGGTTTTTTGTGGCAGTAATGGTGTTACCAGCTTTGTTTATAGTATTATTTGATAGGGATTAGTTTTACAGTAAGATTCGGCCAAACATAGCTTACTGTAAGGGCGGTAAAAAACCTCTAATTATTCATATTTTTTACTGCCCATCTATTATTGTCAATTAATGTCGAGACTATAATGACGCTAAAAAACATGATAAGAATGGCCTTTTGACGAATATTTTATTTTTGGCATTTTTGTCATAGGCAATAAAGAAATCTATACATATTTTTAAAATAATTCTTGACAATCTCTATCTCTATCATCTATCCTTTCAATACATATTAGGGTAATGTGGGGTAGTGTAGTATTAAAATAAGCATAACACCCTAATTTGCTAAATATGGGATTCAAGAAACATAAACTAGAATACAAACCAATCATATCTGATGAAAAAGACGTTCCTGTTGAATTTGCCAACTTAGATAATAAACTTACCAGGAGACAAAGAAACTTTGTATGGATAGCTGTAAACAATCCAAGGCTATCTTTGGTAGAGTGTGCCAGTAAAGCTGGTTATAAAGATCCAAGACAGGCTGCAGTTAATGTATTTAAGAATGAGATAGTAAGAAAAGAATATAACTTTTTAACTAATGAAGTTAAGAAAAAGTATGAACTTAACTACGATAGGGCAGTCCAGGACTTGTACGACATAAGAGATAAGGCTCTAGCGGCAGGTTCTTTTAATGCGGCCATATCTGCTCAAAACTCTTTGTTAAGAGTTGGTGGCCTTATAGTTGATAGAAAAGAAGTGCTATTCGGTAAAATAGATCAAATGAGTAGAGAAGAGGTCGAAGGTAGGCTAGAGCAGTTATTAGGTGGTGCTATGGCCAAACAGTTAGTAAAACAAAAGGAACTAGAACAAAAAGAGAAGTCGGAAGGTAAAGTGTATGACGATCATTCAGCTACTAGGCTTTTCAAAGATGATGAGCAAGATAATAGCGACAACTCCAATTAATTTTATTATAAACATAAGGCACTCCAATCAGATATATCGTAAGGGGAGAGAATTATGAAAAAATACAGAAAGAAGTGCCTAATCAACATAGTATGTGCTTTACGGTAATTGTGCAACATATTTTGCTAC